TTCACTACTTATTTCCAATATTATACTTTGGACAAAGCTCCCAGTTTGTTTTATCCTTAAACGGAATAATTTTTATCTGACGAAGAGGAGCACATTCCAGTTCAACTGCATTGTTGATATCAACTAATCCCCAATCGCTAAGTAATGTTGCAATTGTGTTACGTCTCTGAACATCATTATGTTCTAAGTTTGCTTTCTTTCCATCTAACATAAACAATTCTTTGAAGTGTACAATAAAGTATCTTCCTTGCTTATGAAGTATATGACAAGATTGAAATAACTTTTTATCTTTGCGGGAGGCTACACCAATACGTGTAAGAGTTTCTCGAACCTTTAGAAAGTCATCAGGTTCGCCTAGCACTACTTCTAACATATCAGAAGGGTGCCATTGTACTATATTATTTTCTTCCACCTTTACTCACCTTTTTTCTTATTATTGAAATTTGCTCAGGTGATAGAAGTGCAAGCACTTGTTTTGCTTTTTCGTTACTGTAACCATAGTATTGTTTTACCACTTCAGTATCACTATCCAAGTCAGGTTTAATCCATTTCGAAAATCTTTTACGTTTTCGTATGATATTTATAAGAAAGTGATATTGGAGTTTGTGATCAAGATAATGATATTGGTTCATAACATTAGCTAAACAAACCGTATCTTGAAAATAGCTCAACGATCTATTAACCATGAATGGTATATATTCTTTCTCTACCAAGTCATCTTTCATGATATCTTTCTTGGTAAAGTTTATAGATGATACAAACTCAAACGGACTCATTTGAATTGTACCTGTGACATAACTTCTGTCATACATGCTACTACATTTAGTTCATGATCAGCAACAAAGGCGTCTTTGTATTGATAGTCTGCTAATGTGAGAACCAATTGAGGGATAGATTTTGGTTCCACATTAGCGTTCATAGAATCATAGACTCCACGGAAGATAGCGGTAGTATCCATATCTAAATTATCTACGACCCACTTCCTCATACCTTTGAAGTCTTTGTTTCTTAGACATGATATAAGACTATCGATAGAGTTTGAACTAGTACCAGTAGAGCTACCATCAATAGCCATACCACTAATAGCATTCCGTTGGCCTTCGTTCAATACTCTACGCCAGTCAGGTGCATACTTCATAATCATATCAGCAACAGCTTTCACATCATATTGTACTGCTTCTTTCTCGAGTATCTCTATAAACCTCTTATGAAAGTTAGCAGCAAGCTCTGCCATATCTTTCTTAGAAGTGTTAAACTCATAAAGACTACAACGAGAATGTAACGGCTCAATAATACGATTCTTGAAGTTACACGTTAGAATGAATCTACAATTGTTTGCAAACTCTTCTATGAATCCCCGCAGAGCAGGTTGTGTAGACTGGGGGTTGAGATAGTCAGCCTCATCAAGGATAACTACTTTGTACCCACCCTGCAGGGATACACTAGAGGCAAATTGCTTAATCTTACCTCGCAGTGTGTCTATGTTACCTTCTTCTGATCCATTGATCAGTATATAATCTAACCCCAGTTGATTACATATTGCTTTGGCAACAGTTGTTTTTCCAAGACCAGCTGTACCAGTAAATAACATATTTGGTATGTCTCCACCATCTACAATAGACTGGAATGTTTGTTTAAGCTGACTAGGTAATATACAGTCCGCTATAGAAGCTGGTCGATACTTCTCGACCCACAGAAAATCTTTTGACATATTATCCTCATAACAAAATTATACTATACACTCAAATGGATTATAAGTCAATTACTGTGATGCTTTTTCCTGTTCGTAGTTTTCACATATCTGAATCATTTGTAATGCTTGATCTCTCAAGCCACCAATTGTAGATAGCTCTTCACCTTTGAATGCACCTCGCTGTGTAAGTGCATCTACTACAGCGACCACACTTCGTGATACTCTATTAGAAAGGTCGTAGATCTGTCCATGATCCTGTTCAGGGGGATACGAAATACCTTCCTGTTTCTTATCTGCCATTTATTTTTACTCCTTAAAAGTTGAGGACTTCTCTAATGCAACCCAATACTTTAAGTCCATCTCATCGCTAGTATTGGTGAATTGTGAGATTAGTTTAGTAGATATCTCTACTTTATAATCTCCAGGGATCATTTTCAGATTACTAATATTGATAATAAAGTTACAATCTGATAATGAACAGTCTCCATCTACATCTATAGAATACATATTGGATGTAGAGTTTTCTGTATCTAATATAGACAATCTTATAACATTATCAACAGGTGTGATAGAAACTTCATTATGTCCTAATGCAGCTGCAGCACGTTTAAGATTGTTAAGAGTACCTTGATCCAATGTAAATGTAACATCTGGATCAGGCATATCTATAGGTTTAGTTGGTGAAGTTAACATTTCTGGATCAGAGAAGAAGTATTTTATCTCTACTCTACCAGTGCTATCACCAATCAACACATAATTGTCCTCAAACCTAAGTCGAGGACTATCTACAAGACCAAGAACATTTAACATCTCTTGTAGATCATATATACCAAACATTTGTGGAAACGTTTCTGGTACAGTTGTCATGCCAAGAACATTCTTTGCTTCTGCCATCGTCATAATAGTGTTACCCTGATGAATAACAACATTACTATTGATAGTTGCAAAGTTCTTCAATGCATTCATAGTATAGTTTGACAGTTCCATTATTTAATCCTACTAAAGTTTTTCTCTTTCACTACTTCTATCTTGTTAGCAAACTTACCATCTACCATCTCACCCTTATGTGAGATAACAAAGACATTAGTATCATCTCCTAAACTGTAAATGATCTTCATAAGATTGTCAACACCGTCAACATCTAATGAGCTATCAAATGTCTCATCCAATATCAACAGATTAGTTGCAACACTATTCTTCATCTTGGCTATCTGCCTCCATGTGAATAGTAATGCTAAGTCAATACGTTGTTTCTCTCCTTCCGAGAATGAATCGTAAGTAAAGTTGTCACGGAATCGTGATCTGATTGTTTCTTGAAAGGCTTCATCCAGATTGAATGAAACAAAGAAATCTAGTATCTGTAAATACTGATTGACTAACTTATTTATAACAGGAAGATATTGTTTTACTATCTTTGTTTTGATTCCTGTATCTTTTAACATCTGACTCATTACAGTATTGTAATTGTATTGTTCATTGAGGGTCAGTCTATGTTCTACAAGATCGTCACCTACATTTATTAGATCTTGTAAATCTTTATCTGCAGCTTCTACATCAGCACCTTTACCTATATTGTCTATCTCTACTTGCGTACGATCAATAGATGATTGAAAGTTGCTGATAGATTGATTATTAGCATGTATGTTGCTTTGAGCTTCTCTGCATTCTACCAACTGTTGTTCAGCGGATGCCAATACTTCATTTCGTCTTGCCAGAGAAGTCTCAGCAGTTTCAAGTGCGGTATTGAGTTCCTGTGCTTTTGCTTTTCCGTCCAGGATATGGGACTCTTTCGTTTCCTTTGTAATGGGCTGGGTGCAAGTAGGACAGGTATCGTTGGATTCAAAGAACTGGACTTCTTTAACAAGCTTCTTGATATCTGCATTGAACTTTGCTTTAAACTGCTGGAGCTCGTTAATCTTTTCTGTCGTGTCCTGTTTAGTATCTGTCGCTGTAGATAAATTCTCTTCCACAAAGGTGGATAAGGATCCATTCTCCTCGTTAAGAGTCTTGATCTCATCTCTATGATCCTGGATGAGTTTGAGTTTCTCTTCTTTTTGTTCTTCGTTAATGGCTTTGATATCGCGAATGTATTTCTTTTGAGCATCTATCTTTGTCTTATTAACTTCTGTTTTATGATCAGCTTCTTTTATCTGATCTTTTAGTAAAGCTGTTTTTTCTTTTAGTATTCCATTCATCTTTGAGAATACATTGATGTCCAGAAGATCCTCGATAACATCACGTCTATGCTGCGCTGACAGCTGCATGAAGGGAATGAAGGAGGAAGAGCCTAGCACAACAATCTGATGGAAGCTTTTATGATTAAGCTTCAAGATGTTTTGCTCGAGAATCTTCTGGTACTCTTTGGCATGAGAGTCTTGGTTTATCATAGTCTCACCACGCCAAATCTCGAATATGTTTGGTTTGATACCTCGTTTAATTTTAAAGTCTGATCCAAGTACTGAAAACTGTACTTCTACCATTGTTGACTTTTTGTTTATACTATTGACTAACTGTGCCTTAGAAATATTACGATGAGCCTTACCAAACAATGCAAAAGATAATGCATCTAGCATAGTTGACTTACCAGCACCATTTTGGCCAACGACAAGCGAAGTCTTTGCGTTTTGAAAGTTAACTACTGACCAATTGTTACCAGTTGATAAGAAGTTCTTCCAACGTAGATTCTTAAATGTTATCATACTACTTCTAGAGCCTGAGCCTCAATCATAAGATTATTCATCTCAACTTTGATACGATCTTTATCAAGATCGGTATCTACAGCTTCAATATAACTATTCAATAGCGTAGGAGTATCATCCACTGAAATGGTCTGATCGTCAACAGCATCACCTAAGAATTCATTAAAGTTTTCTGCTATCTTTAGTTCTAAGATCTCTCTGTTGTTAATCCTATCTATAAATCTATCAAATGTAAATGTATCTGATTTGTTGATTACTACTACCTTTACAAACTTACCTTCTACAGGTTCAAGGTCATAATGAAGGTAATCAGTTTCACCATCGTTATAATAGATCCGATGGAACAAAGTATGAGGGTTGCGGATAGGAGTAAGAGTTCGTGTTTCCGTATCCAAGATATGAAAGTATTTGTTGTCGTGGGCATCATTCCAGAAAAACTCCATTTGTGAACCAAGATACATTATGTTATCTTGTTCTGATTTAGTATGAAAGTGACCAGATAATACTTGTTCAAATCTCTTAAACACAGATCGGTCAAGTCCATGCTCGCATTTTATACCCTTCAACATCTCATAACCCATAATGTCAAAGTGGCCACCAATCCAATCACACTTAGCTTTTGCCAAGAAATCCATAGATTGTTTTTCGTTATCATCATCTATCCATGGAACCAATCCCATCTTCAATGAACCATACTCCATCACTTTAGGTTCATGAATGATAGTTACCTCATTCATATAGTGACCAAGTAGTTCTTTTAGTGAGTTAAGTTCCCCAGTATTCTTGTAATATGTATCATGGTTACCACGAATGATATCCATAGTGATTCCATACTCTCTTAACGGTTTAAGAAAGAAACCGCGGTTGCGGTTAAGAGCACGGAAGTTAACAAATTTCCTGTTATCGAAGTAATCACCAAGGTGCACGATATGGCGAATATCATGTTCCAAAAGATGAGGAAAAAATACATCGCGATAAAATTTCTCTGCGTTATTGAGAAATATGTCGCTGCTATTGCGGATACCACAATGAGTGTCATTTAATATAGCTATCTTCATTTATCATTTAAAAAGTCTCCAAGATCTGAGTCAACTACTATTGCTCTCTTCTTACGCTTCTTCTCCTCCTTTGCATATTCTTTAAAGTCTGTATCTTTTTCTTTTACTTTATCAATACGATCCTTCAATGTATCAACAAAAGCTTGGACTGGTTGTATAGAAGCTTTGTCACTAGTGTCACTAATAATGTAATCTTCTAATCCACTTTGAGCAAGATACTTTAGTTTGACATCTTGTTGTTTCTTTTCTTTTGCAATCCTTCGCAAAAAAGCAAACCAAGATATCTGTGTAAAGTAAGAAAACGCATTAGGATTACCAGTTCTGGTAGCAGCTTCTATATTGTAATTCTCTATTGCTTTCAAACAATTTTCAACAGCATCCATCACCATTTCTTCACGATAGGTGTATCTAATGAAGTTAGATTTGTGGGATAGTCCTTCTGCTATACGAAGAAAGCATTGAGCAATATAATCTGGGACAACAGGAATCTCATTAGATGCCTGCTTAGCTTCAGAAACAACTGTAACATAATCTACTACTGCTTGTGAAAATTCTCTATTGTTAACATAGTGTATGCTAGCGCGTTTACTTTTTGCCATAACAAAGTTCCTCAATTTATATTATTATAATTCAAAAAAATATTTTAGTCAACCGGTTGTCATATCTTAGAGTATGATGTATAATCTAAGAGTGGCCTTAGCGGGCCGGTA